AAGTCACAATAAGTATCTACTGAATTTACTGTTACTACTAATCTTAATTTATACTGAGTCAATGATACTACAGGGAATGCCGGTAAAAATGACCCAGTTACAGTTTGAACAATAGTATTTGCTACAGCATAAGAGCCTATTAAAGTATTGGTTAAAGCATTCCATAATTCAACTTTATATGTAGCTGTAATTGCTGCCGTAGTATATGAGTAATCAATTTGTGCAGGAGTTGTTACACCATAAGTAACTACAGCACAGTTTGCTTGATTAACCAAAACATATTGTAAAGTTGATTGACATTGAGATCCGGTAACTGTACTAGTAAAACTAGGACTAGCTGTAATAGTTAAATTTGAACTTACATTTAAACCACTACCTGATATGTTAACAGGAAACCCTCCCATTGTATTAATCATAGTTGGTATATCAATAGTAATTTTCATACTAGCACCAAAATCATCAGTGATAGTAAATATAGTTCCTGCAGGAAATGTATTAGAGAATGTACCCGGTATTGTACCATTAATAAAAATGGTTACTGTTGTAGGAGCATAACTTGCAAATATAGTCATACCAATACTTGCACAATCACTTGGTAAATAATTATCTATAATATTCTTAATAGCTAATCTCATATCAGACATAACAACCCATATGTTTCCTATAGAATCAGCTTCATTAACAACTGTATTATTAAATCCAGGTAAAGCACTTAATGTAGTAAGAGGATTAGCCAAAGATTTTGCACTACCTAAACCAGCAGGAGCTTTACCAATATTTGTAAAAATATTATTGGGAGTACCTGTTGCAGTTCTTAATTCACAAAACTGTTGTTCTAAAGCTGTTAATACTGTAAATGAATCTGTAGGAATAGGTACTGTTACACAAACAGGAGTCATTGTCGGAGTAGGATAAACAGGTGCCGGGGCAGCTTCTAAAACTAAAAGTCTTTGATTATGATTTACTAAAGTTGAATTTATTGTTGTAATAGTATTTACAATACTAGAAACACGATTACCAATAGTTACAGCATATTCACTAGTAGTCATAGTAGTTACCGTATCACCAAACTGGTTTACATATCTAAATGCTGGGGCTATTGGAACAATAGGATCTCCTCCAGAAGGAGTTGGAACTACAGGAACAGTTGGGGTAACCACTGTATTACAAGGGTCACAACTATTTAAACAACCTGAACATTCTTGTACATAACAAATTTTATTTATAACAAGTTGTATGAATTCTTTAAATGTCTCAGGTTTACAAGCACCACCTGCAAAGCATTTTAAATCATACTCATTCATGTCAAAAGTATCCATGATTGTGCATAATTCAGTTGCTAATTTATAGACAACTTCAGTAATAGAATCCCCTTTGCATAAACTAATGCAGGGAATATCAGGACCTTGCCAAACTACACAATTTGATGATGTATTAGAACATCCTGATTTATCTATGTTTAATGGTTTCATTATCTTACAAATTTATTATTAATATACACAATTTTTATTTTATTTACAACTTATTTATGGAGCTACACATTCACCAGCATTACAATCTAATGAGCAAAGCAATTTCAACATCAGTAAGTACTGGTACAGCACAGTTTATAGCAATACTTGCATCATAAATAATAGGAGCCACACAAGTAGAAGCTAAAGCAAATACAACATCAATTAAGCAAGGAGGTTTGCAATCACATAATGTAGATTTACATAAGCTCGGGTCACCCATAAGCATATAATCTAACTCTGATTTTTGAATATCCCAAGCATCAACATCTTGATCACAACATACAGTAATACCATATCTTTTAATCAACATCTCATTATAGACTTGTAATGCAAAATTACAATTAACACGTTGTAAATACGCAAGTGTTACACAAGAGTTTGGACTGTTATAACCTGGTTTAACTTTTCTCAAGTTAAGTTCTAAAGGAACAGGCACAGGAATAGGAGGCAAGCATTCTTCACAGGTGTCAAATTCAGTAACTTCTCCATCAAAGTTGATGCTACCAACACAAGTGTCAGATACATTTACTTGCCAGCAAATACCACCACATCCTTTAATTTTTATAATCTTTCCTACATATGCACTTAAATCTGTACAAAGAATCATAGAAGGTACAGCTTCTTGACAGTCTGTTAATAAATAACAAGTTGCCATACAAGATTCACAGCAATCATAAATGATTTCAGAAAATGTACCATTGAATATAAGAGCTTGTTGAGAAGTTGCTTTTTCAACAGTACCACAAGCTGTAACAACTAAGGGAGTAGGTTCAGCAGGAACAGTATAAGTAATTGAATATATACCTCCAATATACTGAGTTAAGTCGGTATTTGTAATAATAGGATCTAACCCAGTACCTTCACAAAAAATTATTTGCCAAGCTTCACAAGGGGCTTGAGGAACTGTTACATTCTGAATACACCTTGGTGGCCCACATGTATTAAGAGTATAACCGTCAGGACAACTATATCCAGAATTTGTTCCAATATCCCAAGTTTGTCCAGGAGGAGTTAGTTTTTCTAATGTTGAAAATAATATATATTGATTAAGATCTGTTGGTCCAACTGTACCATTAGCTGTAATACAGGCTTGTAATGTTGCATAATCTGGTGTATCATATATTTCAAAACCTAAACCTGATACAACACTACCCGTATCTTGTACAGTAATCTCAATAATATGTGTACCAGCTGTAATAAAAATAGGTAATATAACCCATGAAACATAAGGCATTATATCAAGTATTAAAGTACCATCAAGAGTAAATGTACCATAATCATCAGCAGACATACCAAAATAATATACTTTACTTTCCGGAAAATCTTGACAAAGACTAAATCCTATTGGTAAAACTGCAGGATTTCCTTGGTCCACTCCTTGAGCCCATACTGCTGTAGTTTCTAATCGTGTTGTCCATAAAACATTTAATGATGTAGAATTAAGAATACAAGGATTATTTATATTATCAACTAAAGTCCATGGAGGTGATAAAAGAATACTTGTTAAAGGTTTTGGTAAAGTAGATACTTCATCATAAAATCTAGCTCCCTCGTTTCCCCAAACAGGAAGTGATATAGCAGGTATTACATTTAAAAGAGGAGAACCTCCTGTAGGTTCCACTTCTAAAGTACCATCACATAAACCAGTTTCAATATTTAATACGAAACCATCAGGACAGCCACAAACAACAGGTACACAATCACAAGCAATAATACAATCTACAATAACAGGCTGAACTTGAGAAGGTATAGTTAAACTTCCTGTTACAGAATAGCAAGCTCCACCTTGTCCAAAGAATGTGATAGTAGTACCTACATAAGAATATAAGTTTTGAGTTGTATAAAGAGTAGGAAGATCTAATCCTTCACAAGGAGTTAAAATATATGAAGTAAAAGGAATGCTACAATTACATACAGGATTACCCACAATAGGAATAATACTATCAGCTTTTTCACAATCTACACATGGGTTTTCAGTTTGCTCTACAGAGAAACAAATTCCAGTATATCCTACATTAGAAATAAAGACATGTTGACCAATATATGGTATTAAACTAGTTGATGCTGCAGGTAATGTAACTAACGTTGTAGTATTACCTTCAGTACAAGATGTTAAAATCAAACATGCCATAATCTATTATTTTATTTTGAATTAGGTGCTCTAAAAGTTCTTACTTGAGGAGTTCCCGGTTTGGGAACACTTAATCCTTTTAAAGAAGCTTCATAATTTGTTAAACAAGCGGCACATACACTAGTACCATTGGAGGCTACTCTTTTTTGACAACCACAACTTAAGGTTGATTTACAATTTAAACAAGTCATTTTATGTTGGTTTTATTGGTTTAACATGTTTTGCAACCTGTACTACAGGTCATTTTATCTAATAGGGAAACAGCATATTTGTAAAGCTCCATACCTCTTTTAGGGTCATGACAATCTTCTACATATGCTTTGGCCGCTTTGATATATTGTTCAATAAGTCTTATTTGATTAAGTTTGTCTTTCTTACTAGCTGGCGGATCACAAGCTCCTAATTGTAAATCACAATAGATAGCTTTGATTTTATTAAGTGCACAAGTTACGCGTAAGTGATTGTATTCTACATACACATAATCTTTAGGTTCTACACTATACTTAACAATATAGATTCCATCAGGAACATCATAAAACTGAGTGCCGCACTCATAAGATTGAATCTCTAAATCACAAGCTGTCATGTTTGCATTAAAGCCTGGCTCAATTTGAGGAGTAGCAAAATTTACGGGAGTATTAAAGCCCGGAACAGTTATTTGTAAAAGTGGACATGTAATAGGTATACCTGTTGCATATACACTCGTATCTACTACTCTGAAGATACATTTATTCATTGTATCTGGAATTTCCAGACTTAATACATGTTTTGACATAATACAAAGATATAAAAAAAGGAGGAGTTTTTGTCTCCTCCTTTTTATTTTTTATTAGGTTAATAATTAAGCGTTAGGCTCAGGTGTACAAGCTACACAAACATGTGTATCAAATGGAACACAATCAGCACAAGTACCTAACCATGTAGTTAAGAAAGCATCTAATGCAGCATTACCTGCAGTTCCTGTAACTACTTCTAACATGTAACGGTCATTGTCAAAAGTTCCAGATGGATTATTGAAACGAGGTACACTATGTAAGATATAGTAACGAGTGTATAAAGCATTTCTTGGAATTGCTGTACTAATATCATAACCTTGAGTAATCTCACGGATACGCAAATCAGAGTGGAAGAAGTTTTGTAAGTAAGACTCAGATAAGATAAAGTCTTTTAAAACTGTATCTCCAAAGCCCATACCTTGTAAACCTAAACAGTCATTGTATACACATAATCCTTCAAATACACATGGATCACCATTGTAATCTACTAAAGATGCATAAATCTTAACTGGCTCTCTCTCGAAGAAATCAGTGATTTGGAAAGTACAATCTCCAAATACAGTTCCTACATAAGCTCCAAATAAACGCATACCTGCAGTTAAACCAGCATATGGTCCAGCTGGAGATACATAAGCATCCCACCATTGAGCTGGAATTACAGCTGCTCCTGAAATAGGATCTACAGTAGTTCCTGGAGCATATAATGGAGCACCAGTTGTATCAAATACCACTGGTAATACAAATGGATTTAAATAGTTATTGATAATTAAAGCTTTTGCCCACTCAATGTACACTAATGTAGGGTCAACTGCATCAGGTACAGGACCAGAACAACAACCTGTGTAAGCCGATAATGTTTGGTAAGCATTGTGGTTTAAAGCACGTAATGCTGGAGAACCTTTAACATCAATTCTTAAGTAGTAAGTTTCTCCACATAAGAAATCCATAGCACAGTTTGCTTGAACAGTTCCGCCTTGGAAACCTGTAGCAGGTAAACCTGGTACTAATGTTTCAGGAGTTGTACCTACAGAAACAATTGCTTGTTTAGGAACACAGTCATCAACGCGATATGCTGCTTGAATGTATTTAGGATTAATAACTTTTGATTTGTTAGTTTCTTTGTACCCTCCGTGGAAAGGTCCAATTTTGTCATTTGATTGTAAAGCTGAACTAGCTAACAATAAAGGGCAACAAACACTAGCAACTGTACCTACACACTCATAAGTTTTTGGATCAAAGAATCCGAAGTACCCTGGAGTTAATGTTGATAATGTAGCTGTTGTTGTGCCAACAGTAGTGATCATACCACCTGTAGAGTGTGGATTTGTAGCTGAGGCAACACCTGCAGCACGGGTAGCACCAGTTCCTAGGAATCTTTTGCTAAATGCATGATTAAAATAAGCCATTTTGTTTTTTGTTTTTGTTTGTTTATAAATAAAGTATTACTAATATATATTATTTTTTCTCAATTTCCAAATTTATTTTAAGAAAAGTAACTTATATTTTATTGAGTTTAATGTAGACTTAATAGTGTCCAAGTCATTTATGATTTCACTGTAAGGCATTTTAGCTTGTAAGTCTGTAATGGTTTTAGCCATTTCTCTCATATAAGTTAAAGCTTCTCCTACGGAGTTAATTGACTTTGGAGCCATATCTTCGTAAGATAATAGTTTTTCTGAAGCTCCTTGGAACTGTTCAGCTAATGCATCAGCATGGTCAGGTAAAGCATCATATAATTCATTAAGAGCTTTATGGCCTGCATATGATCCAACACCTGTAATCTTTAAATGCATCTTATGCATAGATACGGCAGCATTCATTAATTCAGATACACAACTAGCAACACAGGTCTCTAGGGAGTCTGACTTTTTTTCCATTCCTGGTCTTTTTACAAATTCTGCCATAATTAGTTATTTTGTTCTGTTCTTTGTGCCGCGATAGATACCTGAGTCATTGACTCAATATCTCCAGCTATGATTTTCACAGCTTCATCGATAAATACTTCAACTAAGTCATCTTTAAATTCTGAAGGTATATCTACTGCAGGAACAATTCCTGTATAAGGATCAGTAACTCCAGCAATTTGAATATGTCTTGGTTGTCTATAATACATCAAGGTTGCATTAGCTATGCTAAATTCTCCATTAGTATAGATTTGAATTTGATTATTAAAGATTGTTGCAAAAGTTTCACCCCAATCATAATTAGGATTTTTATTCTTGTCTCTTAAAATATCATCTACATTGGCTACTTCTCCTAAATAAACAACCATTGGTTTGGCTATAGGGCAACAATCACTTTTAGCATTTACAGATACTCTTTTCCACTGTAAATAATTAGTAGGAAAATTAGTACTTTCAAAGTATGTTTGTTTATTCACTAGGGTTAATGGCAAAGGCCCAAGTAAAACCTGTAAATCATCTATTCTCCTAGTAGACTGTTCATCACCTTCTTTTACAATATTTAGTCCATGTAAGTTTCTGCGGCACCAGTCAACCTGTCCTTTATTAAAAGCCTCAACAATTTGCCATGACTCAATGTTATCGTAATCATTTGAGGCCAGCTTGTTTAAGCGTTGTTTCACTTTTATGAGAATAGCTGAATTAAGCATTATCCAAAGTTAAATGGTTTTGTTTTAAAAACTTGTTGTACTTCCACGCGAGGTTGTTTTCTGTTAGGAGAACCCTCAACTGTCTTACCGTACACACCCAAAATCTTTGAGTCTGTAGAAAGAATAGCCTTGCTTTGAGGTCCTGTAAATTTTACAGAAGCCTTTTTAGATACCTTTGCTGGAGCATTTGTTTTTACTTTTGCCATGATTATTTCTTTAATTTACCATTAGGTACATCACATGCAGCTTTGTTTAAGCCACCATTGTAACGGGTAGGATTAGTAACTACAGTAACATTAGCATTTTTTCCACCAGTATATCTGGTAGGAGATGTTACTACTTCAGGACATTTATTTGCGGTTTTCATTTGGCCAGCCATAATATTAGTTTTTAATGTTTATAAATTCCAGTGTTTTTCTAATTTCTTAGTTAAATCCAACAAGATTGCATCTTGTAAAGGATTCTTTAAGTATTCAATACAATCAGCAGCATTACGACCCATCATAGAATTAGATTCAGTATGGTAAATAAAACCATCAGATTTAGGTATGATAAACTTGTAATAAGTAGAATCTTTTACAATTGCTCTTATTTTTAAAGTTTCCATATCTAAAGCTGCAGCATCTATGAAAGTTTGAGCAGCTCGTTTGATGTTTGGTTCAACACCTTCACCTCTAATGAATTTATCCATGTTATCATAAACAACATCATTAGGAGTAGATTTTTTGTACTGAACACTATTACCATCACAAATTTTAGCTACATACAATAACTTGTTTTGGTTCTTATCAAATAACTTGGTAAGTTCAGAAATAGCTTTATTTCTTAATTTACTTACTTCAGTTTTTGTAGAAACAGTTTCAACAAATTTATCTAAGTAAAACTTAGGAGCTACTGAACGGCTTCTAGCTTCTTCAAAACTCTTACCGATAATAGAAAATCCACCAGCTTCAATTGCATAAAGTTTGATTAAATCATGTGGGTCTTTTACAGGATCAAGATAAACAGGCTCGTTTCCACAACGGATTGTTATCTTACTCCAAAACTCATGATTATCTGGTTTAAGTAATACTACTTTAGACCAGAAATCAGGATCATCAACTTTAATATAATTAGCTGCTAAATCTCTCTCAAGTTCAGATACTACTTTTCTGATTTCTTTAATCTTAGCTTCTTTTACAGTTTCATCAGCAATAGCTTTGATTTCAGGAGCATACTCGTTTAATCCGGTAAGATATCTTTGGATACCATTTCTTTCAATACAAGCTAATTGCTCTTCATGAAAAATACCATCAAACAAAGCCATGCCGTATTTCTCAAGGCCAAGATTAGTTTTAGTTGGGTCAAAGAACGGTTTGATAGATATACTACCAGATTTAGCTGTTTCAGCTAGTGATACAATTGAAATACTCATGTTGTTGGTTTTTTGTTGGTTTATATTGTAAAGGTAATATTTATTTAGAAATAAATCTTCATAGCAAGAACAGTTTCTGTTAACAGTCCATTTGTTGCAACATTAGATTTATCAGCTGTTTTTAGTTTTTATAGTTAATATTTAGATCTTCACCAGGATGTTGAATCCCTCGCCTATTTCAACTTGTGAAGAAGTTGTTGTTATGTATTTATTATTTCTTGGTACTTCTGATATTTTCTTTCGAGATAAACTGTTGAGTCTTTGTATAGTAACTCAGCAACAGCTTTATCCTTATTTGCATGTAAATCTACGGTCCATAGATTTTGTCTTTTTTTTACTTTATGAGCTTGAGCTTTTGTAGATATACCTGAATCATTTACATATTTTAAAAAAGCTTGTATTGTATTTATATGACCACACAAACCCAGAGCTGTTTGCTTTTTATTACATATCCAACCATCACCATCTACAACCCCTCTCCAAAAATCTCTTGATGTTTTTAAAGTGATATGTGGAATAATTGCATATGTTTTTCTATTAGAAAAGCCCATAGTTATCAGCTTCTCATAAATAGAAATAGAACTAAAAGCTACTCTATGATGTCCTGTACCAAGTACTCTTATAGTAATATTATCACCAAAGAACTTACTCAATTTAACTAAATGTTCATGATCTATAGAAGATAAAGTTACAGATATTCTAGGTCTATCTTTTTCTATATGACCATCTGCATACAAAAAGCCTATCCAATATAAAGCTTCTGGTGTTAAGTCATCAAAAATATTATGATTAATAGATCCTTGTAACTTAGATTGCTGTATAGCTTTTGATCGTGTTCTAAGTACATTTTCTTTTAAAAGGAATGTTCTTAAGGTTCGATCATCCATCTTAAGTAATTTGCAAATAGGCTTTATAGCCCTTCCTGAATCATAGAGCTTTATAGCTTCTATAACTCTTGAGTCTGTAGATTGTAGTTTTTTCATTCTACAAATCTACAAAACTCATTTGTTATTTCAAAGAACATTACCCAGTTGTCAGGAATACTTATTAACATTAGTTAAAAGCTCTGAAACCCTTGGTATCACTAGAAACTGCCGCCGGTTATAGGATTTCTCATCACTATTTTCAACACCTTTGTTGGATCCTTAACCCAGATTGCAGGCATTGTTTGTGACATCATCACACGGTAACCATTGAATTGACCAGATGATTGAAACCCTTGAGTTCTTCCCATATAATCCATAGTACCGTTTTGGTACCACCATTTCAATTGATTATCCCAAGATAATTTCAACATGAAGATGTTATCATTTCCTGTATCAGTGATATCAAAGATAACAAATGAGTAAGAACTTAATGGGTTACCATCAATGATTGGGTTCTCGATATCATTTGTATGTAAGTTATCAAATGCTGGATTTAATACAAACTTCACATTTGCTAAGAAAGGAATCACATAAGATGTGAAAGCAAATCCAAAGTTTAAGTCCATACCTTGACCAGAGATAGCTCCGATACCGTTGTTGCTTGCAGCTTGGATTACTAAACCAGAGTTAACAGCTTCACGCTTGATAGCCTCGTTTACTAATCTCATACCACCCATACCTGTTTGAACAATTAATTGTCTCTTAGGATCTGGACCTTGGAACTCTACACGACCAGCATAGAAGTTATATAACTCAGAACGGAACAATTCTAAAGAGAAGCTAGATTTGTTGTATACACGTTTGTAAGAGTTATCTAATTGTTTCCAAAGACCCACTGATAAACGCATATCATCCGGACCATCTTGCTTCAATCTACCACCATGACCCCACATTAAGTAAGTCTCAATGTCAGTAGCAATTTTAGTTAAGTGAGCAGACTCCATTGATGTTAAGAAAGTACGGGTTAATGTACCATTTCCTACAGCACGTTTTAAGTAGTCTTTACCCATCTTAGAAGCAATATCCTCAATTTTAGAAATTGATGGATCTACATTCTTGTCAAAGTTTCTCCAGATTTCAGTTACAGGAACTGTACCATCTGCATTCATACCCCCTTTTAACATTAAGTCAGCACGAGAAGATACTGAATAATGAACATGTGCTTCAGCTCCACCTACGAAGTTATAGAACTCACGGAAGCCAGCTTTAGTTTGGATATCAGAGAATCTTTCACCGTATTCTCCACGAGCAGAACCCTTACGGAATAACTTAGTTTGAGGAACTAAATACTTATTCTCTAAATATTTGTAGTTATCATTGTTCACTAATTGTACAGTGTAGATGAAGCCATCTCCCATAGGTAAGATATCATCAGCTGTAATGTACATCTCAACTCCATTGTATTTATCATAAGTGATGATATCACCATGACCAAATTCACGTTTGTTGATTTTAATCTTGAAGGTTGTACCATCAACACCTTTGTTAAGGTTGCTTGGTTCAATATCTTCAATGATGTATGGTAAATCCTGAGATACTGGAGTTTGCCATTTGTATTCACCGCGAGCATTATCAACCATGATAATATTCTTACCACCAAAAGATGATAATTGGTATAAAGGCATTTCAACTTTTTGAGACATAGCCCAGATATCTACTGGTCCCATGTCCATTGGTTCTGCATCCTTAAGCATGTTTACTAAGTGGTAAGAATCTACATGAGAACTAGCATTGTAGTTTGTGTCACGCAAGAAAATACCGTTGTTTAAAACTGGAGTTGACATTGTGTTTGTTTTGGGTTTTTAGTTTATATTTATATTTATTTGTTTTTTAAAATGATCTTTTGAAAAAATTATTTCCTGATGGTCTTTGTACTCCTGATGACTTCTTGCCTTTATTATCAGATTCATCGGTTGCTGTAGAAGAAGCCGTTTTATTAGCTTGTTCTGTTTTTAACTTTCTAGCAGTTTCTGCATCTGAATCTTTTTTAGCAGATTCTCTAACTTTTAATCGGTAACCTTCAGGGTCTTTTAATAACCATAAAGCTTCACTAATCAAAGCATGATTAGGTTCTTGATACTGATATTTTTCTAATAAGTGTCCTAAAAGATTTGTAGGACGACCAGACATAGATGGATAATTTGCCTGGGTTAATCCTCCGTATAATTCACTTTGGATTTTTTTATCAAGCTTTAAACCATTTAATTCACCAGGTTCAAGAGCTTTGTAGATATTGTCCGTGTAAGTACGGGCTTGTTCCATTTGTTGTTTTCGAATCTTCTCTTGATTTTGAACTTGTCTTGCAATAATTTCTTCTTGCATCAAATCTAATTTAGGCTTGTATTGTAAAGCTTTTGCTTCTAATTTTCCTCTATCGCGAAGATCTTCAATTTCAGCTTCAATTTCTTCAGCTGTACCTATTTTTTTAGCATGCATGTAACTTCTTACAATTTGCTCTTGAGAATCTTCATCGGTAACATCTAAAGCTTTGATTTCTTCAGAAGCTGCTAAAGAACGAAAAAGGTTTTTAAGGTCTGTTCCACCATTAGCTACATAATGAGCAGCTACTTGTAGTTCTTCAGGTAAACCTTTAAAGAAAGAATTTGAAACTTCTTCTTTGGCTTTATCATCCTTCTGTTTATTGTTCATCTCAAAAAGATCTTCAAAATCTTTAAGAGTGTATTTAGAAACATCTTCTTCTCCTTCGAAAGGTACTAATAAGCCTTTTTCAATTAACTTGGTAGTTAATTCAACTAAGCCACCAGCTCTACCAGATTTTTTAGTAGCTTCTTCAGTTTCTGTAGTAGCTTCTGTTGAATTGAGGATGTTTTCAAATTCGTCTTTTGTAACAGTCTCTGTTTTTTTATCTGTTCCAGCCTGATTGTCAGCTCCTTCAGTTGAAGCTGCCGGCTGTGAGGAAGCATCTTGTTTATCATCAGGTTTGTCAATGAACGTTAAATCTACTTTAGCTTCTCTACTGAAAAGATTAGGTTTTTTTTCTGTTTCTGTGTTTGAGGGAGTTACAATATTATCAGCTCCAGGAGTACCTAGCAAATCATCAATATTGATATCAGCCTCATTTACATTTGTTGTTTCGTTTGTCATATTTGTTGGTTTAATTGACTATATTAATATACACAAATTTACAGATATAAACTTTAAAACTTGGAATTTTTTAAGAGTTTCATAAAAATATTTTGCAGTATATGGCTAAAGGTTATTTCTTCTTTTTGTCTGATTTAGATTTAGCATCAAATTTATTTTTATTTTCTCGGGCAATCTGTAAATCCATCTCTTTCATTCTCATAGAAGTATTCATTTTCTCTCTTTCTATTTGGGCTCTCTCGCGGTTGTTAGCTGTTTGAGAAGCTTCTTTATTAGTTTGAAGGTTCATACTTTCTTGAAATTGTTCAGACTTTTGGATTTCTCCTAATGCATCAAGATAATCTGATTGTTTATTTTGATTAATATCTTGCATAGCTCCATAACCTGCAGATTTAATTTCAGCAATAAGGATATCTTTTCTACGGTTTTTCTCAGCCTCAGACATATCATGATCAAGCTGCATTTGTTTCTCTTTAATAGCAGCTTCAATTTCTTGCTGTTTCATGTTTTCAGCAGACTCTCTTTCAGCTTGTTCTTTGGCATCGGCTTTCTTCTCTATGGCTTTCATAGTAGTAGTAAGCTCACCTAAAGATTCAGCCTGCATTAAGTTACCTAAATCATAAATGGAAGCACCGGCTGTATTATTAGTAGCAGCTAATTTTTTCATTTGTTCAAGGATATTTCTTTGGTTGGCTTTAGTTGTAGCAAACACATTGATATCTCTTAATAACAAATCTGTACCATTCATCTCAAAGTTAACCTTTTCATCAGCTGAAGTCATATACTGCAGTCTAACGGATGGTTTTTTGGATTGGTAATATTGAGCCACATCAGTTCTCATCTGATGTACACGAGGCATCAAATGATCACAGTGTTGAATAAAGTAAGTTTCAGTTTGAGCATAAGAGCCTGCAATTGCTTGTTCTACTCCTGTAGCTGTATCTGTTTGACCAATTTGTTGACCTAATCTCTGAGGAGTAATACCAATTACTTCAAAGCATTGTTGCTTGAAATAGTTAGCCATTTGAATCCTAGAAAGCATTCTTTGAGTTTGCTCCAGGTTCATTACTTGGAAAGCTTGATTTGCAATAGGATTTTCCGTGTTACCAATAGAAGTATCTAAAGGAAGCATTTGGAAATTCTTCATTGCCACATAAGCCTTGGCCAAGTTATTCTTACCCCAGTCTTCTCCTAATGAGTGTTGAGGTAAGGCATTCTGATCAAGCATGATCACGGTGCCTAACTCGTCTACTAGGATATCAGCAATTTGGTTGTTGACAAGATTATATCCAATTTGGAAAGGCTTCATTAAATCAACCATAGAAGTTGATCGGGTATTTCTATCATTAAAGATAGCTCCTTCTACAGGAAGTTTACAACCGTAGAGAGTCTTATCACCTTTTAATTGGTATTTCAATGGCCCAATTCTATTTTGGTCAATACCTAAATACATCGGGTTAATACCACCTGGGTTATTCATACCCCAAAAAGAAGGTTGATTAGGTCCTATTTTAACACCACCCCAAACTTGATTAATCCAAATCCAATCAATATGTTCTCCGAATAATAAATTATCCTTACCTTTATTTTTAAGCAAAGTTGTATCATACAAAGGTTTGTCTGTAATCTTATAATCTTCAGTTACAATATCTGTAATAGTTTGACCCTCTTCAGTAATCTTAACTAAATGCCCAACCTTACGTTGAGACTTCCAGTAAGCTGTGGTAGCTCTCAATAAGAAAGCGGCACCCATAGGAGCATAATCTTCATTCTCTCCCATAATCCATTGCATGATATCTCCACCACCATCACCGATTACTCCACCACCATTAACATACATGGACATATATTGTCTATAAGCTAAAGAAGGCATGTTGGTATTCCAATCATGAGATTTAGTAGCATCATAATAAGAACCATCATTTTGGTAACCTTGCAGCGGATAACCTGCAGATCTTACCGGATAAATAGCCTCAATAGATTCTAATTGTTCTTGAGTCATCAAGTAACCATATTTATCAATAACATCGGAAATAGTTAACATCTCTACTTTTCCTACCCAGTTACCTTGAGATACATAACGTACTTCAGGGGATTTATGGTAGAAAGTAGTTACAGGATTCCATAATTCAACATCATAGTCATCCTCATTCATTTTCATATGCCAAAACTCGCGGTCTGTAATAAGCATATCTTTGAAGGCTCTTTCTTCAAGTTCATCCATCTTGAATCTTTCCTCATCAATTTTATGCTGATGAATAGCCCATTGTTCACACATCCCTCTATAACTTTTATCAAAAAATCCTTGAATTTCTGGTAAAGTTTTTAAGTTCTCTGGTGCAGTTTGTTGTTGTAATTGTTGTTGAACTTCAGGATCATTCGGGTCTAAACCTGCATCCAACATCTTAGCAAGAATATCTTGAGAAGCTTGTTGGAATAAAACATCCTGAACTTGCATTCTTTTTTGTTCTAATTGATCATTATAAGAATAATCATCAACAGCATTAAAGGTAATTTTAGTATTACGTTTAGCAAACTCGGATACCATTACATTAATAACATTAGGTACTATTGGATAGAACTTTAACTCTAAAGCACTAAAGTCTTCTTGAGCTAATGTATCCACAATATCCCTCATCTCATTATCTGGCTCATTTACATAGTCATTTCTGTCAATGGTTCCTTTAGCTAATTTGTAATTTTTCATTAACCTTCTAGAATTTTTTCTTAATTGCTTAAGACCATTCCACTCTAACCAGTCCATATTCCAGGCACTCCATTCAGGATCTTTCTCACTTTTAGGTAAAAATTGAAGTGGCTGAGTAATAGAGCCCATTCTATTATAATCGGCTTTTTTACCACTCTTTAATTGCATTGCATTTAATACTTGCATATCTTTTATCTTAAATTTTTAAATGGATTTCTTGGTGGTTTTTGACCAAAATTTCCTCCTGTGTTCCCCATATGTCTAAACGGACTGTTATTCAATTTATACAAATTTTCTGACTTTTCCAAGCTTTTTCTCTCTGTTTTCTCAAATCTCTTCTTAATACCACGGTTAGCTTCTTGAACTTTAGCAAAAGCAATCAGTGCTCCTAAAGCAATTAACCTATCCACATTGAGTCCATCTCTGTACTCCTGCATCTCTTTCATAGCCATGATATCAGGTATACGTTCAATTCCATAAATGGTTTTGTAAATCTTACCTGTATCATCAGTTTGAGTATCCAGCTCCTCTTTACAATAATCGATTAAGTAAGGAAGAATATGAGCTCTGAATAAAGTACCCGTGTTTCTCCATCCGTATTCTTGGAAGTTAGATTGAACATACTCAATGTCTTTTCTAAAAGTAATTTGTTCTTTAGGAACCAAATACTTTTGTTTTCTCTTCTTGATCATGTGAGTAATAAAGCCGGGCACGTTACTCTCTACTAAGGTCCATGCATTATACCACTCAATCATGTGCTCTAATCTTTCATGTGTTTTGTTAATATCATCAAAACGACCACACCAGTGAGCTACAATCTTATCTTGTTCAATATGTGTTGTAACTTCTATTCCATTATCCTTGGTAACTTCTACAGGAATCTTATAAATGTAAATAGAACATAAAGATTCTGAAGTAGTAGTTTTACCTTGGGAAACAGGGTCAATAGAAGCATAGTAAGTTCCCCAGGCGGCACCAGGTATTGGTTTCTCATGCATAACAATAACTCCTGTTTTATCTTCAGTTGCTTTGGTTACAGGGAATTCCATTACAGGAATCTTATTACTCTTGTCTACATTAAAGCTGCCATCAGCATTTTTACTTAAGTCAATAAATTCAGTGATATATTCTTTCTCCTCAATTCTTCTCTTCTGAGCAGCCACTAAGTGACTTGGAAATAAGGATACAGTTCTTGTAGCAAAAGCCTCCTCAATGTTACGCGGATGCTGAGACAATTCTAATTGGTAATCTTCAGGACTTAAATCTTTTTTCTTTTGAATGAAATAAGCATCTAGCATCTTTAAAGCTTCCTCAACTTTAGAGTTACCAAACTCATCAACACATGGCGGCATAGACCATTGCTCAGGAATAAACAATCCTGATTTACCAAATGTTCCCTTACTATCAAGTAGGTTAGACTCCACCGGATAAATGTCATTAGCCTCTGGGTGAATGATCATTTTTCTTAACGGATCACACTGACTTAAATCACCTACAGAACCAGCAATGGCAAACACACCCGTAGTAATTAAACCTGATTTTAAGGCAGGCTTCATATAACCTAAAGTTTTATCAGCATGCGGGGCAATCCCACCCTCTTCATGGAAAAAGAAAGTACAAGGCCCACCGACACCGGCTGTTGGGTCTTTCTCAAAAGATGTTCCTTTTAGAACTCCTTTTAAACCAGCCATAGTCTTTCTGTTACTTCCTTGAATGGTTGTTTCAATTTGCTGCATCCAATCCAAAGGTTTTCCTGG